ATGCCGATGATCACCGTCGGGGCCACGGTCCGCCCGAACCTCCCCACCATCCGACCCCCGTTCAAGTAAATCGCGGGCGGTTCAATACAGTTTCGCAGAGGATCGACACACCTTCGGTCGGTCGGCAAGGGCGGCGCAACGGGTATGCAGGGGCGCTGAAAGGATGGTGCAGGGGGCGGAAGGGGCAGGGGGTGGGCAAGGCGGGGTCAGGGGATCATGGTGGAGCGGTGGGCGTAGTCGATCTTTTGCTCCAGTTCGCGGATTTTGGCGGTGAGTTGCTCGTAGTGGCCGACGAGCTTGCCGAGGGCGCTGAGGAGTTGGTTGGCATTCAAGCCGGCGGCAGAAAGCATCTGGTTGGCAACTTGTATGGCAGATTGTTGCTGGGTGTTGAGGGTCTGGCCGTGCTGGAGGGCGGCCTCGGCGCCGGCGGCCTGGCCGAGGATTTGGCCGGTTGGCGAGTTCGCCAGGTTCTGCAGGGTGAGGGTGCCGGTTTGGAGGGCGACCAGGCGGGTATCGGCTTCTTTGCGGGCGGTGAGTTCAGCGCTCGACAGGCCGATCTCACGCTGGGTCTTAATGATATAGTCCTCGTTCTCCTCGGCTTTCTTGGCCGCGCGCTGTTCGGCGCGGTCGGCTTCTTCCTTTGCGATTGTGCGCCCTGCCTCAACCCCAGGGGCTTGTTTCCAGGCCAACTCTGCGAGGTTGGCGGCCGCCTTGAGACCCGCCCATTGTTTGTATTGCTCTCCACCAGTCATCAGATTCGTCCCAGGGGTGAATGCGTAGGGAGCCCCCTGGGCAGGATAGGCCGCGTTGGCCATTGCCACATAGGCTTGCTGTTCCGTCATGTTCAGGCCGAGGCGTCCAAAGAATTCGGCGTTCTCGGGATGCTTGTCCTCAAAGGCCTTCAGCGCGGCCTTTGTGTCCTGGTATGATTTGTCAATCTCGCTCCTGGGCTGGAGGGCGGCCAGGTCCTCGGCGGCTTTGACTTTCCTCAGTTCGGCGGCTCTGGCCTCTTGCTCGAGGCCGGGCTGGGCGCGGGTGGCTTCGGCAAGGGCGGCTTGTTTGATTTGGATCTCCCTGGCGGCGGCGTCTTCCTCGGCTTTGGTTTTGGCCTTGATGTAGTCGAGTTCGATCTTGAGTTTTGCGTCAGCGTATTGTTGCTCGCTCATGAGGCCAAAGGAATGGATGACATCGAGGCCGGCGAGCTCGCTTTGCTTCATGGCCTCGGCGACGCTGGAGGCCTGGCCGGCCTGCTGTTTGCTGGCGGCCAGGGCTTGGGTGGTCCTTTCGGCCAGGCTCTGTTCGCCGCGCGCGGCCTGGGCGAGGCGGTCATCGAGTTGGGCCATGCCTACGGCCGCGTTCACCGTTGCGTCGCGCAGGGCCTCAAGGCGGTGGGTGACGGGCTTGGCGGCTTCGTCCTCCATCTTTTTGAATTCGGCGTTGGTCTCCTTCATCTTTTCGTGGAAGGCGCGGAGGGCCATCAACGCCAGGGAGATTGCGGCGCCAACCGGGCTGAACGCCGCCTGCATCAGCACGCCCAGGCCGGGCACGACCTCGTTGAGGCCGTGGAAGAGCTTGTGCATTACGTGCAGGTGCGAGTTGTGTTTCTCGACCTCTTTGGCCGATTCGCCGGCGGATTGTTTGACCTTGTCCAGGACGGCCGCGGCTTGCGTGCCGCCCGAGGTGTCGGCGGGCATCCGGATTTCGATATCCAGGCTCGTGTCTTCGGGCATAGGAGGAGCGGATTAGTGGATTGATGGATTGATGGATTACTGGCGGCGCTCTGCCGAGGCGCCGCTACGCGGGGACGGCGCCTTCCACGGCATAGCGGAATTTGGTGCTGATGCCGGTCCGCTCAACACAGGCGACTTCACTAATGACGGCCGAGGAGAAGCTGGCGACGGCGGTGCCATCGGGGTCGTTGATGACAATGGAGGCGTTGAGCGGAACGGACGCGGCGTGGGTGAATGTGAACGCATCGGCGACGGCCTGAGAGGAGTGCTGGCGGGCGACGGTCCAGGTGAAGTCGGTCTGGCGATTGCCGACCCCGTTGGCAAAGACGCGGGGAGCAAGGCAGAGTTGCTCGATCTGGACCTGGCGCCTCTCGGTCGGCACGGGGGGAGGGTCGATGATGAAATCGCCGGTGGCATCATCGCCCAGGGTGATCGGCTCCAGCACCCCAGCCAGGTCTGTAAGGGTAATTTGCAAGGTGGCTAAGGAGCGCCGGGCGCGCGGCCAGCGGCGGGAGTGGCGCTGACGGGGGCCTTGGGCGGCACAGCCGGCGCTGGAGGTTGGGCCGGGGCAGCGGCGGCGTCTTCGGCCTGGCCACGGGCAATGAGCAGGCGGGCGATGGCGTCGGGGAATTCGACGTTCATGCCGGGCGGGTAGTCGCGGGTCTCGGTGTGGACGGTGCGGAGGATGCGGAGATTCATGGGAGGTATGCGATGAATGGGAGTGATGGGTTAGGCGCTGAATACGAGCAAGGGTTGAGGCGCGCCGCTGGTGAAGGTCATGGTGGTGACAAAGCCGATCTCGCTGGAGCCGAGCTTGGTCCCGCCGAACTCGAAGCCGGCGCCGACAACGTCGGCGTTCTTCAAGGTGATTGTTTTGCTGTTCGGACCGGAGAGGACCAGGTCCGCGCCAGTGCCGGAGGCGGCGAATTGGGCGCCGAGGATGCGGCCGGCGTTGACGCCGATCGCGGCGTCTATTTGGGCGTGCGTCGGACCGTAAGGGCGGCACTTGGCCACGAACGATACGTTGTCGAGCTTGTATGCCCGGACAAGGGTCTGCACTGCCAGAGGCGAGTATTTGGCGACCGTGCTGATGACCCACTCGTCTTCGGCCTCGATGGGCGAGCCGCTGGAGCCCCCGCCAAAGCCGGAGGTTGTGCCCCAAATGCCAGTCCAGGCACCGCGCTCATAGTCGGAGCCCTGCTGGCCTCCGGGATCGGCGGCGCCGGTGGCCGTGAGGGTATAGAGGGCACCGGTAGAGCCGAGCGTCGAGCCGGCGGCGATGATGGCCGCGATCTCCGTGGGGCCGAAGAGGGCCTTATCGAGGCCGAGGTGAATGTCCGGGTGTCGGCAGATGGCGGCATGGGGGAAGGTGTAAAGGCGGCCGTCCGGGGCCCAGATCTTGGCGGCGGCGTCGGCGGCCCCGTTAGGGTTGTGGGGCCGGGTGCCAATGACGAGGGCGCCGGCAGTAGCGCCATGGCTTACGCCGAGGTAGGTGGGAAAGAGCGTTGGGATCGCCGACCAGTTATCGAAGGGCGTAAGGCTGATAACGACCTGGGCGTCCCCTTGCAGACAGGTGACACGGCCGAAGAAGCCGCTCACCACGTCATGGGTAAGCTGGCGGACCTCGGCCTTAATTTGGCCATTCTCACCCTCGGGCCAGAGGGCAATGCTGTTGATATAGACCTTTCCAGGTCCTGCGTAGATGGTGCTCATGTGATTGGATTAGTGGATTTTTGGATTGGTGGATTGGTGTCGAGCGTCGAGTGTCGAGGGGTCAGAACTGCGTTGCGATTGTCGAGCTACGGAACATGTTTGGGGCGTAGGCGGCCGCCCGGAGCAAACTGCCGGCGGGCGGGGCCGGAAACGGGCCGGCGTAGAGCACGGCGTAGGGATTGCCGGGGCCTGGGAACTGGCGGACGCCGTAATAGAGCTGAGCGCCGGCCGTGGGGCAAGAGAGGGTGACCTGGCCGCCAGCCACCGAGGCCGTTGGCGTCGCTACGCGCGGAATCTGAGGCGCGGCTTCCTGGAGGCTCCAACGCACGCGATAGACAATCAGGCCGGGGCCAAATTCTTCGGTGTCGTGGATAGCGTCACGCTGGGCGGACATGACGCCAATGCCGGCGTCGCTCCATTGGTGACTGCTATTGAGCACCAGCCGCGAGACAGATTCGGCAGATTGGCAGGTGCCCATAGCGGGAGAGAAGTTGGAGTTGGGCTCCTCGAGCACGGCGCAAGAGATTTCGAGACTGCCCGGCGGTCCCGAGACGTTCGGGTGCAAGACGCGCAGGGCCGGCATCTCGACAAGGATGCCGCAGCCGGCCTTACCGTTCCGGGGGGTCTGCCAGATGGCGTCGAGGTTAATCTCGCTCCCGAGCCGGAGCTTCCGGTAGAGGACAACATTGATGTTGCTCAAGAGCGACTCGCTGAGGAGGCCGTAATAAAGGTGCTCCTGGAGCTCGACGAAATCAGCCTCAAGGTTCATTGCTTGAACGGGCGCATGATGGCGCGATGGGCGGTGTCGAGAATCTGTTCTCTGGTTGGCAGGACCTCGGGATGAGGCGGTTGGTCAACGCCGAGGCTGAGCCAAAACATGACCGTGATGCGTTTGCCTTGGACGGTGACGAGGGAACCGACCGTTTTCGGGCCGTGCATACCGGAGTAGCGGAGGCCAGGGACTTGGGAAGGGGTTTTGCCGGCGGCATCCGGGTCGGCCGCGATGGCGATGGTGCGTTTGTTGACCGGGCCGATGTGGCCGCCGAATCGGCGCTGGCGGGCGCCGATCTTGCCAGTTCGGATTGTGACACCATCCGGGATTGGATGCCATCTGACCGAGTCGCTGGCGTCCTCATTGAAGCCGGTGCTGGGCCAGCCGCGTTTGTTCTTGGGCAGGGCCGCCCAGTGGCGCTGGATGAGATCGGCGCAGGCGGGGCCGACCCTGGCTCGCAAGCGGTCTGGGCCAAGGGCGGCGATGCGGGCCTGAACAGCCGGTGTGGCCAGGTCGCGTATTTCGATGACGTACGCGACGCTCATGCGGGCAGGGAGAAGAGGTTGGCCAGATCGAGCGGGGCAGGCTCAGCTTTTTCACCGGGATCCAGCAAGCCGAGGCCTTCAGCGTCTTCGCGGGCGATCTCCATCTGGCGATAGCCAGTGTTCCACCAAAGCGGATCGGAGCGGTTGCCCAGGGCGTCATCGAAGCCACCGGCGCCGTCGCCGAGCGATTGCCAAATACCGCTGGACTTCAAGGCGACCATGCGGCCGGTTTGCTCGAGGACGCGGAGGGCATCATCGTCGCCGGCATCCTGGGCGGCATAGCGCCAGCGGGTTTCGTGGTCCTGCCCAGGGTCCGGAATGAGCTCGCCGCCGGCGATGCGCTTAAAGCCGCGGGGCACGTCGCGGTCGAAGAGGCGCTCGAGCTCGAGGGCCGGGTAAGCGTCCACGACCAAAGGGTCCGCGTTTTGCTGGACGAATCGGGCGGCGCCGTTGGCAACCTTGGTGCCGACATCGAGGGCAAACTCAAGGCGATCGGCCAAGGCCCCAGTCTCAAAATCCTTGAGGAATCCTGTCAGATGCTCCCGCGCTGTGGCCGGGTTGAAGCCCTCTGTTACGGTCTGCGCTTTCCCTTCTCGCTCGACCTGCTGGGGGTTGACCAGGTCCAAGATGGTCTTCTGGATCTCTTCCGAGACCGTCTTGATTGTGCTCTGTGCCGCCGCCGCGGCGTATTTGCGGACGGAGGCTTCAATGGCGGCCCTCTGGGCCGCCGTCAGTTGCGTCGAGATCTTCCCGGCCGCTTGCAATTTGGCCAGTTCCTCGGCGAAAGATTTTGTCGGATCGAACAGCATGGAGCCTCCGCCTTCCTATACGCCGTCCTCGCGTCCGGGCCCCGTGCTTCTGGGTCGATGCCTCACCTTGGGCAGTATAGTCCAGGCTTGGGGATCGGCCGCTTGGCTGTTCGGGTCCTCGATCTTGACGTCGCCGCTTTGGACACGGCCCAATTCCTCAAGCGCCTTGTCGTTCGCGTCCTTCCGCTCCCTGGTCTGCATCTTTACCAATTGCGGAAAGCTTATCAGCCACCGCCAGCGGGCCACATCGATGACCTCATTCATCAACTGCTCCGGAACCGTTCCGTCCGGGCCGAGGGGCGCATCGCCGGCGACGATCTTGCCGCGGACGGATTTGACCACCCGCACAAGCACCGACGTCAGCCTCTCCTGGGACCCTTGGATGGCCGACAGTGAGGCGCGCTCGAGCGGCGTCAGTTCGTCCATGACGTCATCGCTCGTGATGGTAATCCAGGCCATAGGCAGTAGTTTTGGGCGCCCCAGGTAACCCCTCCAGTCCCCAGGGCGCCCGTGCGGTCCGCAAGTCAGTTGTTTGGCACGTTGAAGAGCAGCATCAAATTGGTCAGGCTGCCGTTGGTGCCCGAGTTCGAGATGCCGGTGACGAACAGGGCCATGTAGCCGTCGAGGGAGCCGCGGGACCAATTGGTGGCGGCGAGCTGGGTGCCGGTGCCGAGCAGGAGCAGGGGTGGAGTCCAGCTCCACGCTGAGGCGGTGACCGGATTCGTGCCGTCCACGCTTGGGGCGATATACATGGTGATCGGATTCGCCGAGCCGCTGGCGTTCGACAACGTGGCGGAGGCCTTGAATTGCCATTGCGCCGCTACCCCTTTTCCCTGCCGTAGAGGCACGTAGGCCATCGTCTGGCTTGCTGGCGTGGGATTGGTGGCCGTGATGTAGCCCGGCATGTTTGTCGGGCCGGTGAACGTGGTCGGATAGCCCTGCGAATCGGCCGCGTGGACTTGGGGCCACAGCAGGCTGAGCAGGCCGAGGCCGATGACGGCCAGGGCGGTCTTGGCGGCCGCGCCGGCTTTAGTGCTGCCTGCTGAAGCCGGCGTTCCGGAGGCGGGTGGCTTGGCCGCCGCCGCCAGGCCTGGCGCTTCCTCTTTGAGGTGCGCTTTGGCGTAGCTCTCAGCGTTCTCCAGGCATTGTTTGACGCGGGCTGTTAGGCGCGTCTTGGCTACCTTTGTCAGGCCGTCGATGGCGGCCTTGATGTTTTGTATGACGTTTTGCATAGCTTTTTCCTTTTAACGTTTGTCAGCGGTTATTTGCGTTTCGGGTTCAGTCGATCGCGCCCACGGCCGCCGAGTTGGTAACGCACGGCAGTGTGGTCCAGTCCATTTTGAGGACCTGGTCGCGTTGGTCGACGGTCATGTAGGAGCCGGCGCGGAAGAAGCCGCCCATGCGCGCGAACGTCTTCATGAAGGACGGGTCCATGCGGTTGGGAGTGCTGTTGCTGGCGAAGACGATGACGCAGGTGTCCAGCAGGAACTGGATGTTGCTGGCTTCGCCTGGGGCGGAGTTATCGATGACCATGAGCGAGAGCTCGCAGTCCGGGTTGGTCATGAGCAGGCGTTTCACGTCGCCAATGGTCGGGGAGACCGTGCCGATGCTGTCCGAGCCACCGGCCCCGCGGTCAGCCGAGACGATGAAGCGGGCGCGGACGTTGGGGTTATTCTTGAACTGCTTGAATTTCGTGGTCCCAAACAGGACCTTGACCGGCGCGCCGTTTTTGGCGGCGAGCATGACCTGGAGGATGAGATTGTCCAGGAGGGCGACCGGGTCCACGCCGGCATCGGTGAAGTCAGCATGGGCGGTAAGGCTGGAGGCCAGGGCGGCGGTCTGGGCCATCGAAACGATCTCGTTTTCGAGGGAGAGGCCAGAGGCATCGGCCAGCGTGCTCTGCGCTTCCATGATGGAGAATTGGAGGCCTTCATCGCTCAGCTCTTCGGCATTCGGGACCGGGAAGTCCAGGGCGTTCGGCTCGAGGGTCTGGCTTGCATCGGTCGCCGAGAACCCGAGCATGGTCGCCGGACTGCCGGGCTGGCGTTTGGTGTGCGGGACGCGGTAACGGTTGTTTTCGGTATAGACCTTATACCGGAACGTGAGGTCGGGGACCTCGCAGATTGGGCTGATGAACTGGCCCACGGGCCGGATAGCCTTTTGGCTGGCCGTGATGGCGAAGTTCGTCAGGAGCGGACTCGTAGCGAGCTGTTGAAGTCTTGTCATAATCGATTTCCTTTATTGGTTGAGTTTATTTGCGGCGGTCTGCCGAGACGCCGCTACGCGGTTAGAAGGTCACCAGACGCGCGGGGATTCTCCGGCAGAGGAGGAGCTGGCCGGCGATGCCGGCTTCCTCGGCAACGAACTCCACAAGGGTTGCGCCTGCCCCGGTTTGCGGCGCATAGACGCGGCCCCAGATGTTGGGGCTGAGGGCGAGCTTGTCGCCGGGGTTGCAGGTCAGGTCCAGGAGGATGCGGCAGTTTTGGTCCATGCTGGGAGCCTCGGCGGCAACCTGGTTGCCCTGGACATCGCCGCTGGCGCCAACGAAGCAGGCGATGTCGGTTACGGCGCCAGGCAGGTCGAAAGCCGGGGAGCCGTTGCGGTTGACGATTTTCCAAAGGAGATTTTCCTTGTCGGTCAGGTTCGAGTTAGCGGGCAACGTGATGTCGCCCCGCTTGGTGTCGCCCTGGCTGGGATTGAGAATAACGTTCATATTTTGGTTCGTTTTTCGGTTTTTGTGTTCTTTGCGTTCTTTGCGGTTAAGGGCCGATTAACCCGCGTTCTCGATCTCCTTTTGCGCCATGACGACGGAGGTCGCGAGGCCCAGGGTCGGTGTTTCCTTTCTCAACTCCGCCGCCCGGTTCATGATCTTGTTCGCCTTGAGCGTTTCGTCCCGGCTCGGCGTTTCCTCCCCCACCTTTCCGCCTGGCGGCTTGGTCTGGCGATTGAAGAGCTTGGTCTGCTCTCGGGCGGGCGCGGCCTCGACGGGCTTGAAGCCGAACTCGCTGAGCGCGGTCACCCGCTCCTCACGGTTTTTGAGGGTGACGAGGATCGGGCGGAGCCGGTTCCGGATCTTATCGTCTTTTTTGATGCCATGGCCATCCATCAGCGCATCGCACTGCTCGCCCAGGAGCGTTTGGTTTTGGTCCCCAAGGTCTTTCACTTGGACCTTGAGCGGTTCCACCTGGGCCTCGGCCTGGGTGGCTCGGTTCATCAGCTTGACCACTTCCGCCAGGACGGCCTCTTCGGACGCGTCGGCGGACAAACCAAGCCGGGTTGCTACGGTCTGCATTGGTTTCCTTTGGTTAGGAGTTTGTGTGTTATCCGCCGGCGCGGAAGCGCCGCGAAATTGGTCCCGGTTGGTGATCGGTTTCCCGCCCTTATTATTGGGGCTGTTGGTAAGCGAAAGCCCGTCCAGCCGAGTCGGCCGCATGCGCTTGAGCTTGCCCTCAGAGTTCAGGACCTTGAGGTCTCGCGCGTCATACTCGGTGGAGAAGAACCGGTAGTCTCCGCCATCCACGGCCGGCTTGCCCGTCGCAGTCCACCGGATGCGCCCATAATAACCATCAGCGCGGCCCTGGAGCCGGTTCAGCCAGCCGTAAGCGGTGGATTCCTTGTCGAGGTCGTGCTTGAAGTGCTCGTGATCGATGAGCATTTCGGCGCCGTGGGAGAGCCGGCCGGCATCAGCGTCCGCATTGAACCGATTGACGATGGATTGGATGGCTGTGTCATCGATGACCTGGATGATGCCCCGGTCGCGGGCCGGGTGCTCGCCTTTGGCCTCGAGCTGATACCAACCATCCGCAGGGTGCTGGAAATTGCGATTGAGAATGGGGCGGTTCAGAGGGTCGCCAAGGTCGCGGTTGGAGACGTTCTGCGCGATCTTGCCGCAAATCTTTTTGGCGCTTTCCTCGGAGTGGCCCTCGCAGGTGGTCATGTGCAAGACACAACCGTCAAAGCCGCCTTTGAAGGTCCCGTCTTCGTTCATGTGTTCACATTTGGGTTTGCTCATGAGAGGTATGGGATTGATGGGAATTATGGCGTCATTGTTGCCGGCCTTCCCGCTGGTCAGCAGTTTTTTCGGCGCGGGCCTGGCCGGTCATCTGGGCGCGGGCGCCGTGCCAGATGGCCATGCTGTGATGGTGTCTGCGCTGGTTTTCATGGAGACGGCCGTTTTCTTCGTCGCCTTTATCGCGGGCATGGACAGCCGCCGCCGCGTGGGCTGATTCAGCGCGGCGGTGTGCCTCATGAGCCGCTTCATGATCCTCGGGGAGGTCGGTGCCCTGGGCCTTCTCAGTGGCGTCGCCGGCATGGGCGGAAGCTTTCCAGGACGGGCCTTGGTCGGACTCGGAGAATTTGCCGCTCTCATCACGGGGATGGAGGGATTCATCGAAGCCGCCGCGATTGGCGACCATGGGCTTGGACTTGAGGCCCTCGAGGAACGCCTGTTCGATGACTGGTTGGAGCGCCCGCGCGGCGGCTGGATCCGCAAGGACGTCCTTTTGGAGCTGTGGAAAATCCGCCAGGAACACTTTGAGTTTATGGGAGAAGATCGCGTCATCTTGGATCTCGAGGATTTTCCCGAGCCGCTCCAGCACATGGCCGAGGTCCTCGCCCACAGCCGCCACAAACCCCGGCGCCGAATTGTCGTTGACGCGCGCCGAGTTGCGGATTATCGTTTGGTTCGGGCGAAGCGGTTCGGCCGTAGAGATTGGGGTTGGCTCGCCAGCATCAATCGTCGCCCGGTTCTTAAACTTCACCACTGACACCGGGACTAATTGCCTGGCCTTCGTCCGGACCTCTTCCACTACAACGGTGGTGGCCGCCGTTTTCCGCGTATAGCGGATGCCGTCCCTTCCCAGTTTAGTCCGGCCGGCATGCTCGATGGTGTCCGCCTTGCCAATCGTCTCCGGCAACGCCGCAATATCCTCCCGAGTTACCGCCACCTGGCCACGCGGTTCCTCCCGCTCTTTATCGCCGTGCTCTTTGTGGATATGGCGCAACGCGTAATTGTCCACCGCATGGACGTGGCCCGAGACCTCGAGGCCGGTTGCGGTCTTGATCCGCCCGGCCTCATCTTCATCCACCGGCCGGTAACTCATTACCCGATGCGACGGATCCGTCGAGGCAATGGCCCGGTCATGAAAGGCGGCCAGCTCGGGACCGCTGGCAAATTGGCCTTTCTCGTCATGGTTCGGATTGCCGGCCCCATTCAGAATCAACCGCCGCATCTCTGCGTCCCGGTTATCTATCGGATCATCGTCCCCGCCAGGCTGGGCTTGTTCGGCGGCCTCAGTCTGGGGACTCTCGGCCGCTTCGTGGGCCGGGGATCCGTCTGGTCCCGGACCCTCGCCGGGATTAGGATTACGATTAGGATTAGGAGCGCCGGGGGCTGGCGTGGGTTCGTCCTCGAGCTGGTAGCCGGTCTTTTCCTCAAGCCATGCCGTCTCGGCCTTCTTTCCCGCCGTGCTGAGGGCGACCACATTCTTGACGAGTCCATCGATGTTGACCTCGGCTTTGGCGGAAAGTTGCCAGTAGGCGAGCGCAGGCTGGCCTGGGAATTGGGCGGCCAAGATCTCGGCATCGAACTGGCGCTGGAATTCCTCGGAGATGGTTGCGGCGCGGCCTCCGGCGATTTCATCGAAGGTATCCTGGTGGGCGCCGCCGGCGAGGGTGCCAGAGCCGCTTTCGGCGAGCATGGTGAGCTTGCCGCCGGTGGCCGCCAGCACCAACTCCATATCCAATCGGTTGAGGCGGGGCGTGAAGGGATCAACGCCGCGCGGATGATCGTTGGCCTTATAGGAACTGCCGTTCGGGATGGCGCCGCTTCCACCCTCGGCGACTCTCTGCGCGGCCTCCTCATAATCGTGTTCCTTGCCCTGCGGGACGTTGGGAGGCATGGTTACGACGCCGCCCGGAATGGCGTAAATTTCGACAAAGCCGTCCCAGTCTTTTTCCGCCAGGTTGGCGCGGACGAAATTCACCAGTGCGATTTCGTCAATGGGGCGGGGCTCTTCGACGATGATGAAGTCCTCGAGTGGCAGGTTCTCGCGGCCGATGCAGAAGTTGGCGCCAAGGAACATGAGCGGCGCGGAACTCGAGCGACTGTCCGGGTTCCAGAACCAGTTGCCATCCAGGCCGTCGCGGCAGACGCACCATTGATGGAGGGGTTCGAGGTGATAGACCTGGCCGTCCGCATCGCGGTGCTTTTGCAGATGGGCGTAGCCGCGGAAGTGGGCAAGGTGCAGGTGAGCGACGGCCGCCTTGAGGTTATCGATGCGGTTGTAGGCTTCTTTGAGGGCCTTGGCCTGGGCGTCGGCCATTTCCGGCGTAGCACCGTCCGGGAGGTCTTCTTTGGTTTTGATTTCCCAATCGAAGCCCAATAGCGGCGCCTCACAGCGGGTGATAAGGGCGCTGAGCAGGTAGTAGGCGCGCTCGATCTTGCGGTAGGTCCATTGGCAATAGGCAGTGTCGCCGCGCTGGGAAAGCTCGAGGAGCTCGACCACGCGGCGCATGGTGAGGCCGCGGAGCGGGTTGTAGTTTTCGCGCCAGCGGTTGGCGGCGGTAACGATCTGTCCCGGCCGGCCGGAAGCAGTGCCACCGCGCGTTAACTTGTCACCGGCCTTTGGAGCCGGGGCGACCATGGGTTGCTGGATTATATCCGCGACCCTCTCGACGCCGCCAGGCGCCGTGCTGAGCGTGGGGGTCGCCTCCGGATTCTCTTCGGCTCTGGCCTTCACCGGCGCTGTCTTCGCGTTCTTTGCGGTTGTTTTCACGCCAGCACGCTCCTATCGCGCCTCTCGGCCAGGATCTTTGCCCGCTTGCCGCTGAAGGCCATTGGCATCAGAGGGGGCGGTCCCTCGCCAGCCGAGCAAATCGTGGCCGCCAGGCGCGCATAGCACTTGGCCAGGCCCAGATGGTTTTCGATCCCCTCGATCCAATCTTCCTGGCCAGTGCCGACGTCGCGCTCTTTGCGGACATTCAGCAGATGGCCGTCAAGCACGGCCTGGCTCACACCAGGTCCGATGTAGGTTTGGGGCAGGCGCGCCCGGCGCAAGATCCGGACCGCCTTGCCGCCGTCGCCGCCGACCATCTCAATGACACCGTCCTTGGGACCCAGGAAATCGTTCACCGCAGTCTGGATGCTTTCACTGCGGTTGGTTTTGATGAGCGGATAGATTCGGCCCTCTTGAGTGAACCCGATCGTCTGCTCGATCCCGCGCGCCTCGCCCGCGACAAAAAGCACAGCCGCTGCGCGGATACCGCGCCACCGCGCCCGCTGGCCATCCCAAGACAGTCCCGCGCCCAGATTGGAGAGGGTCATCTTGAGCAACTCGCTTTTCGGCGCTATCGGCGGCTGATAATTCTCCAGCCCGTTGAGCGCCAGAACGAGGCGCTTGGTCAAGTCGGGCTCGCCGCCCGCGTCCAAAAACAGACAGCCAATGCCGAGCGCGCTCATCAGTATTGGCACTCGCGCCGGCGCGGTCCCGCTGGCTATCAGCTCAGCCCAGACACAGGCGCTGACCAGCGGCCCGCGGATTTCGTCACACCAGAACCAGCAGCGAGGCCCCATGTCCATGCCGGCGACGCGGACCGTTGCGGGCGGAGGTCGAAACAGGCTCATGCCGTATGGCTCGGCGGCCTCGGGCTTCTCGGCCAGGCCGAGCTTGCGGCAATCGTCCAGTACCGCCTGGGTGATGGGCTGGGCGGCGCCGGCGTTGGGAATGGCCACCCGATCGCAGTAGAATGCCTGCATTGCGGAGCCGGACGGGTCCTCAAAGGCGGCATACCAGGCGCCAATGATTTCCTGCATGCTGATGGCGCTGATGTTGAGCTGAGAGACGCGGACGCCCAGGCGGGCCTGGGCAATTCGCTCCGGGTGCTTTGCCACATAGTGGCCGGCATCCCGGTCCAGCTCGGTCCCGCACTCAGGACAGGCGATGTAGTAATGGGCGAGGCGGTCGTGGCCGATTTCGGGCGAGACGATGGGATCGGCGGCGCTCTGCCGAGACGCCGCTACGGCTATGGCGGCGCGCCAGGTGGCTGAGTGACCATCGGGCCTGCGTATGCGGATACAACGGGGGAATTCTTCCTCGAGGCACCATTCACGGCCGCACTTCGGGCAGGGCACCATCTTGACGTGGAAGCTCGAGGCCTTGAGCCGGGCATTCTGGCCGGCGCCGGCAATGCGTTGAGTGCCGATGAAGCAGGTCAAATGCAGGGGCGAGTTGGTCATGCGCGCATCGACGTAGCCGATGTTGCGGTCATCGATGTCATCCACCTCGTCCAGCAACGCCAGGTCCAGCGTCAGCGAGGTCGGCACGCGGTGCATGCCGCAGAAATTGCCGAAGGCCTTTCTTTCACCGTCTGTGACGGTGAAGCTTTCCTTGCGGTCGATGGTCTTGCCGCTGGCGTTCTCGACCTTGCCCAGTTGGATCATTTCCGCCATCCACGGATAAAGGTCCACCACGTTGGGCCGGAATTTCTGGCCCACGATCTCCTCGACCTTGAGCCGGTCCGGAAGGTAATTGCCGACGCTCTGGAAACGGATGGCCGTGATGTAGGCCATGAGGTTCAGCTCGAGCACCGTCTTGCCGAACTGGGCCCCGCCGCCCACGGCGACGGTAGCGCCCTTAAGCTGGTGGGGACTGAACCGCACACCGTCGATGTCCACCGGCTGGGCGTCCAGTGTGTTGCGGGTGATTTTGTCCAACCAGTCAACGATGAGCTCGAGGGGCGCGCGGCCCTGCATCGAGAATGCACCGCCCGTGCCGTCGCGTTGCAAGACCCGTGCATGATTGCGAAGGAAGTCTGCAAAGGAGGCGCAAGGCGGGGCATTGCCGATTTTCTTCGATCGGGACAGTTGGGCGTCCAGGAGATCGGCGCCGCTCTGCCCCGCCTTCGCTGGGGTTACGACGGGCAGGCGAGGCGCCGCTACGGGTCGGACGGCCTGGGGCGCGGGCCAACAACCTCCCGCGCCCCCCGGCTTATCGTCTGGCCTCGCCGCCGCGCTCGCGCTACCTGCCGGGCTCGCCGGCCGGCCGGGCTCGGTCGCTGCGCTTGCGCGCGCGGGTCGCTTGGGCCCATGGTCAAGAAGCTCGCGGGCGGCGTCACTGGCGCACTTTTCCTTCACCGGCTGGCGCCGGTTATTGGCCGAGGAGAGGCCGCCCGCATCGTATGTGGAATTCCGTTTCACTGTGGCTTGCTCGGGTTCATTGGCTCAGCACTCGCGCTTTGAGGAAGGCCTCAAAGGCGGCGACGGGGATGCGCCAGAACTTGTAGGCCCCGGTCCCGACATTGATGGCGGGCAAGGAGCGCGCCTCAATAAGCTGGCTGACGTGGCAGCGGCTGACGTTTAGGCGCCGTGCGACTTGGGAGACGGTGAGCAAGGGGGGCTCGGGGAACGGCCCTGCCTGGCGAGGGAGGGCGGGCATAACCATGGCGACGGGGGGCTTGGTGAAATTGAACTTCGCGCCCGAGGACCGGCGCCGGGCGGCTCCATTGAGAGGGGGCGCCGCTGGCATGCGTTGCGGCAATGGTTTGGTTTTCATGTGGAGAAACTTGCCAGGCTCTCGAGGCGTTTGAGGCGGCCCTTTTCTTCTTCCTCGGTCTCAGCCTTTTCGGGCTCGGGAAACGAGACGGTTTCAGCGTATGCGGCCAGCAGTTCGTTGAAATTGTCCAGGGCGTCGGACATGGCCCGGCGCCAGTGCGGATCGATCTTCAAGCGGAACGCGTTGGCTTCGGAGACGGTCGCAACCATTTTGGGGCTGCAATTGAAAAGCCGGCTGGTCTCGTCGGCATTCAGGCCGCCTTCGAGACAGAGGGTCATCGCCGCAACGCGCGGCCAATAGAATATCTGCGGGCAGACGGGGAGGTCCATGGCGATTGTGCCCACGCCGAATTGGCGCGTGACCGCGCGCAGGGCCGCCACGCCGATCAAGAGGCGCGTGGGTGTCAGCATGGCGCCCCTCCGGCCAGAGGGCCAAAAGCGGGTTTACGGAGCCGGGTCGCGATCCTGCCACTGGCTCTAAACCGCCTTGAAGAATGCGCAGGCGCCTTGAATAGGTGGCTCCAGACGCGAGCCGCCACTTTCTTACCTGGGCGGTCTTCCGGCGCATCCTGGGACAAAAGGGCCGAGGGCTGAGAATCGGGTGTCGAGTGGGGAAGGTTCATGCTGGTTCGATCATGGCGCGGGCTTCCTGGTATTTGGCCAGGGCGGCGGGGTTGTCCTTGAAGGCGTCCGCAACCCACTCGAGGCCGGCCTGCTGTTTTGTGCGGGAGGCCTCGCTGAAGCGGGTCTGGTCGAAGCCCAGGCGGCGCTCTTGAAGGTCCTGGTCGCGGACCTTGAGGAGCAAGGCAAGGATAGTCTTGACCTCCTGGGGTTTTGCCTGGGGCGACTCGGAGATCTCGTAGGCCTTCTGTTTGATAGCGTCGAGCGTGGCGGCGTCGAACTGGGCCGGGTGCGCCTTCGCGTCTTCGGCGCGTTCATCGGCGGTGGTGACCGCGCGGCGCCGGCGCTCGAGCAGGTGCGGGGTGCAAACGTCCTGCCAGAACCGCTTGAAGGGATCGAGCGAGCGCAGGGTGACGCCGAACTCTTTCTCGGTCAGAAGGCGGGCCTCATGGTAGGGCACGCCCGAGAGCAACCAGTCAGCGAGCTTCGCCTGCTGGTCTTCCGGCAGGTTCAACAGGATGGCGTCTGAGCGGGGCTTTCTCATTCGAGTGCGGAGTGAGGAATGCGGAGTGCGGAATGGCCGCAAAGAACGCAAAGAACGCAAAGAGCGTCAGTCGGAGCGTCGCCAGCCGAAAGACCGCCGTCTCTGTGTTCTCTGCGTTCTTTGCGGTTCATCAGGCAACTCCCTGTTCGGCCAGGTAGTCCCGGCCGGCCGCCGTGGTTTTGTACTTCCGCACTTCGGGGGAGACCGGCTTGCTCTCGTGGGCCAGCAGGCCCTTGCCCGCATCGGCCAGGTAATCGATCTCCGCCTGGACATCCTCCCGGCTCAGGCCGCGGAAGCCCTCGGAGGCGAGGTATTGCCGCGCCAGGCCTACGGTGAAAGTGCCCAGGCCGTAGCGCAACAGGCTCAAGCGCACCTGCTCTCGTAGTTCCGGCGTCAAGTTCATCAGCGTGGATTAGCGGCTCGCCTTCCCGATCACTCCAAAATTGCGAAGGATGGCGATGATGCGGTCGGGTGTGCCGTCGATCTTCTCGGAGAGCTCTACGCGGACGCTCTCGATGTGCCGGCGCATGGCTTCGTCCTTCTCCTCGATTTTTTCGTAGATTGCCTTGCGGCTCAACCCGGCCGCCTTGGTGTCCTCTTCGCGGATGGTGCGCAGGCTGCCGAGCTCGCCCTCGATGGTCTGGTGTCGCGCTTTGCAGGCCGCGTCGGTCACCAGGCCGTGCTCGATCCTGACTCCAAGCGGCTGAGGGCTGATGGCTCGTCCCTCGGGCTTATCCTCCGGCCAGACGTTGCGCTTGAACTTGATAAGGCTGTTCAGCAGGGCCACCAGGAAGAACAGGCAGGCGAGCCAGGCGGCGATGGAAGCAGGAACGGAGTCGAGTTGGGCGAGCATGGGAGAGGGCCGAGTGTCGAGTGTCGAGTGTTACTTGTCGAGCGCGGCTTGGAGCTGGTCGGCCTTTTGCTGATACGCTTTGGCCATCTTCTCCCTGCCGGCCGCGCGATGGGAATCGCGGACGGCAAGGGCCTCTTCGAGCTAGAGAAGCTTCTGGCGCGGCGAGAGATCGGCGTCCGCGGGCCGGCTTGGCTTTATGGCGGCGCCCTGCCGAGACGCCGCTACGCGGCGTTTGGAAGGGCGTGCGCCACATTCCTGGACGCGGGTGGGATGGGGGCCGGCAAGCGTGGGCGCGCCGTTGCGGACCGGCGCGTCCCTCTCGGGAAGCAGGGTTGCGCGCAGTTCATACTTGAGGGCGACCAGGCGCTCGAGGAGATCGATGACGCGCTGGACGCAGGCGACCTGCTCGCGCAGGTCGCTCACCGTCTGTTCGATGTGCGGTTTCATGTTCTCTGCGGTTACTTCGCCGGGGCCGGTGCGGGCGCGGGGAGCGCGGGGCGCGGCTTCCACTCGGGGCCGGTGAACATCCCCGGCAACGCCGCAATGCGGGCGGCCAGGGCGGATTGCTGGGCGACCGTGATGACGGTCCCGGTCGGGATCTGCTGGAGCAAGGGGAGCAACGCGGCCGCCGCGGAGACGCCCAGGCCGATGGGGCCGCCCGCGGCCGCAACCACAGGCATGGCCTTCTCCACGAATGGCAGGACGGTGTTGATGACGTTCAGGGCGTCTTCGGCGACGATTTCGACAGTTTGAAACGTGGTCATAAGAACTGGATTGGTGGATGGTTGGATTGATGAGCCGGACTGGCTACGGAATAGCGTTGGTCACCGCGCCCGATTGCAGGTTGGTGTAGGTCATGACGGCCGACAGGAGGCCGTTGCTCGAAGCGGCCGAGAAGAGGAGTTTGTATGCCGACCGGGCGCTCAGGTAGTCGTTGTAGCAGGCCGGGGCGTTGGTCCGGATGATTTCCGCGGTCTCGACCACGCCGGGCGCGTTGGCAGTGAGGTAGCTGTAGTTCACCAATTCCCAGGCCTCGAAGTCATCCAGCGCAGTCGTAGTTGTAACGACCGTCTGATCGGCCCAGTAGAGGAATGGATCGCCGGAATAGACGCCGCCAGGGGCGAGTTGCGTCGCACAGCCTGGCGAGAGCAGCACGAGCCAGAGGCAGACGCCACTGCCGGCCAGGATGGCAATGGTTCCCTGGACGAAGGTCCAGAGCATCGCCGCGCCGAGGCCGCCCGGCCGGGCGTCCACGACGCTGGGGGGCTGGCCAGTGTTCGGCGCGGCCTGGGCGGTGGTCGGGGCGGATAAGCCGGCTGAAGCCGGCGCTCCGAGCGAGGCATCGCCGATGTCGCGGGCCACGCCCGCGCGCAGGAACGTCAGCGCCAGCGCGCAAAGGGCTAGGTAGATTTCGTTGGGAATCGTCCACCAGTGTTGCCACTGGCCGAGGAGGAGGAGGATGACGAGCCAACTCGTCAGGTGGGTTTTCTTGCCCTGGAAGGCTTGGATGAATGCGTTCATAGTATTTTGGTTCACTGACGGTGCGATTAAATCACGCCTCATCCGGGGTACAAAACGGACGGTAGGCTTATCTCGCTTTTTCCTGGAAGAATCTTGGAGTGCACCGGCAGACCGGAGCCGCGACGGCGCTTTTCGGGGCGAACCAAAGCGGTGTCACGCTCCGCTTGCCACCGCACTCCACAAAAAAACCTCAGCCCTGGGGGGTTGAGGTGCGTATATCCTGGCAGACCGCCGCGCGGCTGTCAAGAGTTGGAAGTTGGAAGTTGAAAGTTAAACGTTCAACGCTCAACGTTCAACGTTCAACACTCAACCTTCAACGCTGGCGCTCGATTGCCGCCCGCGCAAGGATCACTTGGCCGGTCAAATAGAGCCACATCCCGAGCGCCAGAAATGCGCCGGCAGCCGGGTAGCCGGCCCCGCCCGAATTGTGGTCGTTCTCGATCGTCGTGAAGAGACCGAACACGAAGCAGAGCGCGCCTATCGCCCAGGCTACCTTGGCGATGGACACGAACCCGTCGCCCTTCGAGGCAAGGGGTTCGGCCTCAGCAGATGACGCCCCATCCCTCGCCGAAGGGCCGGATGCCTGGACCGGCTCGGCGGCGTCCTGCAGCAACGTGGGCCACTGCGTTACGGGCAGCCACTGAGCCCCGCCTTCCTCGGCGAAGAGGATGTCCGGCCCAAATCGGCCCGACTTGACCATCTCGTCGAGCGCCTCGAAGTCAAAAGGGCCTTCGCGCTTCTCACCGACCATTAAGTAATAACTGCTCATACTTCCTTCCTGATTTTTTTTGGCAGGGTTGGACAGCCTTTGTCCCACCACTGGACGGCAGGATCATCGCCATGAAGAAACGACCGATCATTACGTTGGAGCCAGATCTTGAGCTCATTGCGGGCCAGTGGACGGCTTCACAATGCCGGGCCGCCGCGAGGATCTATGCCCGGTGGCTTCACCAGTTGCGCGTGAAGGCGAAGATTCTCGATGCCCTTGCGGCTCGCGAGAGGCAAGCTCGCCTGCACGGCGTCCGGCCTCCGCGATGCCGGCGGCCAGATCTGAACTGACTGGATGGCCAGAGTTGTCGAGCAAAGGCGGCCTGAGGGCCCCTTGCTCTGTTTCCGCATCGCCGGGGGCCTCGGGGGCATTGGGCGCAATTCCGCGCGCCCGGAGCGCCAGTTCCTTGACGATGGCTTGAAGATCGGGCACCAGACGCGGCCAATGGTCCGCTTCTGTCGTGATCAGTCTTTTGGCCAGGTCAGCGAGATGACGCGCCAGTGTGTCGGTCGCCATGATCGAGTAAACCCGACTGGCCTCGCCCGGAATGGCATCCATGCCGTGGGGCGGCCCCTCACCGCCTAGGAGCCATGCCGGGCTCACGTCGAGCGCCGAGGCGAGCTTCTCCAAGATTGAGCCGGTCGGTTTTGCCCCCTTCTCGTATTCAACGATAGCCCGTTTCGACACGCCGGATCTCGCGGCCAACCCATCCTGTGTGAGTTTCAGCCGTTTACGCCTCAAAAACAGCCGCTCAGAAAATTCCATATTTTTGGACTTTTGTTGTTGACCACCAATCAACGAGCGCATAAAGTTGCAGTAGTTATATACGGCCATGCCCGCGAACACAAGCAAAAACTCAGGCTATCTGGATCTCCGCGTTAGGTTGATCCGCCGAGGTTACACGCTCCGGTCATTCGCCCTCCAGCACGGTTACTCGGTCCCGACCGTCTATTGCGCAGCCAAGGGCTCTAGGAAGGGCATCGTAGCCACCAGAATCGCAAAACACCTGAAGACTTTCGCCTATGCCACCCCCGAGTAAGTCACTCTCCATTGTGGCGACGCTCTCGCGTCCAGAATGGCCGGCATTCTCGCAGGCCAGAAAACGGAGATCCGCTCCGCACTTACTTCCAGCAGCCGCGCCACGCTGGTGATTGCCTCATGACCACTGCCGCTCCAATCCAAGCATGGTTGCCGCTCAAGGTTGAGCTGAGGCTGCCAACGTTGTCGATGACTGGGGCGCGGTCACTCTTGGGCCTGCACGAAAACCTCATCAAAGAGCAGACCGAGCTCGGCGCCCTCATCGCCTGGGATATTTCCCGCTCTGGCACTGGTCGGCGCGAATACCGTTTCCTGGCCGCCTCGGTCAGAGCCTGGCGCGAGGCCCGGACCTTCGATGAGCCCGAGATCGTCAAGCTCGTCTATGGGGTCAAGCCAGGCGAGCGGCCGGCCTTCCTCTACGGCTCTTGGTTTTGCCGCTGCTGGAACTGCGATTCGGGGCACACCATCAACCTCATTGAGGACAAGGTGCTCGCGCTTGTTCCCAAGACCGATTACAGCCGGGGGCGCGGCCGGACGCCGTGCATCACCTGGTCAAGCGCCCTGGACTTCCTAAAAACCCGGAGGCTCACATGACCACGAACAGCAGACCATGCCCCTGCGGGTGCGGCGAGATACTCCGCCCTTACAACGGACAACGGCGGCTGGTCTGCTCCTGGATTTGGCAGCGCGTTCCCCATCAGGACCGGGCCGCAATCATGTTGCCCGGCCACTCGGCCGCCGAGTGGCGGGCCGCCGCGCGCCGCGTCCTGCGGCGGGCCTGGCTGTGGAAACGAACTGGCCTGCCAGTTGCCGCAAGGATCTAACCGCAAAGAACACAATGAACGAAGAAATGGAATCACTCGAACGGGCGCTTTTGATGCGGATGCTCGAGGACACGCTGGGCCTGGCGCTGGCCATGGCCAAGATCGGGAACCTGCACATGGCGCGGCTGGAGTTGGCCGACGCAGTCGAGAAGCTCAACCAGATCGAGGCGCTCGAAGCCGTGGCGTCGACGCCGGCCGCGCTGGCGCCAGCCTTGGAAGTCTAGCCGCATGAACACAGTCCATACCAAGGCCATGGAGCGGAGCGACATCCCGATGCCGCATCGGGACAGTCTGCAACCCGCGATAGCGGCGATCGGAAGATGTCCGACGTGCCGTTACCTGACGGTGCCAGGGTGCGCGGACCTGCCCAGAAGAAACAACCGGCCCGAAGAGGGTTGTCCCGCTTGGTTCGACGCGAAAAAGGGCGGTGAGGATTTGCTTCCCAGGAGCGAGATGACGCCGGAAGTGGCCGCCCGGTGGGCGGCGCGCGATGCGAGGACTGCGGCGCTCTCCCGAGACGCCGCTACGGCGGATGGTGATGTCTCCGTGCTGAGCGCGGACCAGGCCGCGCGGGTGGACCGGGCGAAGTCGTATTACGCCGGGATGAAGACCACCGCAGGGAAAATGGGCGTGTATGGTTTCCTTTTTGGGCTGGAACTACGGGCGCTGAAAGCATCCACGGCAGGGGACCACGGCCAATGGATGAAGTTCACCGCCGCGCATTTCCCCGGCATCCTGCACCGCTCCATCACCTGGTTTATGGACGCCTCCGCCAAATTGGAAGCCGCTTCCAATTTGAACAGCAAAGGCCATGCCACATTGCCCACAGTAGGTAATATCCAGTTGTTGGCGGACGGCTCTCTGCCGAAGCCCGTTGAAGAGAAAGTGCAGGCGGCCTGGCATGAATTCGCGGAGGGCAAGACGGTCACGCAGTTCCTCCGGAACATCGGCGCCATCCGGGAGAAGCAACCGCAGGAACATCACAACCCGAAGCCGCGGACAACAGACGAAGAACTGGAGGATCGGAAAAAGGCGGTGTTCCAGGTCCACAAGGACCTGCGGGCGGACGTCAACCTCATGATCGGCAAAATCACGGCCACGGATGGCGAGGGCGACATGATCACGCTGACGGAAACGAGCGAGTGGAAGGAAACCCTCCGCACGTTGCGGCGGCTCACCAAGCTTATCGTCCCCCTCACGAAGCGCAAATTGACCGTCGCCGAGAAGAAGCAGCAGATCAAGGCAATTCAAAAGGCAGAGGGCAACCGCTAATGGACGCTAATGAACGCTAATCCAGCCATTGAAAAGAAGCAAACGGAGGGAACGAAGGGGCCTTCGTTTTCTTCGTTGCCTTCTGTTAAATCGGATCGCGAGTCCTTCCTGTTCTTTATCCCGCCAGACCAGGCGCGCGCGTACGCCGGCACCGTCAGCGACAAGGAGCTGGTGGAATGCCGCCGCCTGCTGGCCGCGCTCGATAAAGTGCATCAATCCAAAAAGATTCTGCCGGCCTGCAAGCGCCTTTCAGCGGAGTTGCAAGGCCGCTGGTCACCGGAGCACATCCGCGCCAAGTATTACCAGTTCACCAGGACCGGCGACACCATGCGCGGCTATAAGAAAGGCGACTGGCGCATCGCGTTGAACAAGGCCAAGGCCCGGATCGACCGCGGCACGTTCTCCACCGACGCCGACACCCCGATAGGCCGCCGCAAGGCTTTCATCGAACTCTGGCGCAAGCTCGGTGGGCAAAATCAACAGGACTGGTCGGCGGCTTATGACGAACTTTTGCAGATTTGGCGCACTGGCTACGGCTTCGCCCGCGACGCCGGCACCGTCAAATACACTTCGATCCCTGGCTACCCCGAGTGGCCCAAAGAGGACCCCGCCTTCCATCATCCCTATGGTTGGTCTTACGCCAACCTGATGCGTTTCGTTTCCGATATCTACGACCAGACCGCGGAACGCATCGGCCAGGGCAAGGCGACGGAGCACTGCGTCCCCGTGCTGACCAGCCGCGTGGGCCTGCCGTTCAGCAAATACGTCGAGTTCGATGACAAGCAGTTTAACGGCAAGACCATGTTCCAGAAAAAGCCGATGCGCCCCTTGGCCTTCGGTGCGGCGGAAGTCCTCACCGATGACATCTGCGCCTTCGGGATGAAACCCACTTTGTGGGATTACGAAGAGGAGGTCAAACGCATCCTCACCGAGCGTGAGTTCATGTGGTTCTTCGTGAGTTGGCTCACCGATGTCGGCTACCGCGCGGACATCGGCACGATTGCGATTTGCGAGCGCGGCACCTCCCGCATAGCCGGCGACCGCAAAGGCCGTCCGATAACCGACGCGTCGCGGACCGACCTGGAGAAACGCATTTACGACGCGACTGCCGGCAAGGTCACCATCTACGTCGGCGGCCGGCACGGCAAGCCCGCGCACGCCGGCCAGTTCCGGGGCCAGCCTCGAGGCAACTTCCGGACCAAGGCCATTGTCGAAGGCATCTGGGCCATCATCGATGGCCAGATGGCGTCCCTGCCTGGCCAGATGGGCCGGGACCGCGAGCACGCCCCGGAGCAACTTTACGGAGCGGAGAAATACACCGCCGCCGTTTTCCGCCAGGTCGAAGCCCTCGAGAAGGCCGGCACGCCCTTGAGCCCGGAGCAGATCGAAATGCTCAAGTTCCCATTCCCTCCTTACCAGCAGTGGCAACAATGGGCGCTCGATGCCGTCCACCGGATCAACACCACGCGCCGCCACAGCATCCAGGGCTGGGACAAGTGCGGTTACGTGCAGCCAATCTGGCGGCTGGCCGATGGCGATCCGGAGACCGACCCCGCCTCGCGCTGGCTCCGTCATACCCAGTTCCTGGCGCTCCAGGAAAAGGACCCGGCCAAGGCCGCCATGGTGCAGGCGCTGCTCGACTCCAACCCGGCCCTGCTGAGCAGCATCCGGCTGAGCCGACACGAGGTCTTCGAGGCCAATCGCCACTTCTTGACCAAGCTCCCCTGGGAAATGGTCCCGGCCATGGTCGGCCTAGAGAACGCCGTCAATGGCGGCAAGCCCATCACCGTCGAAAAGGGCCTGCTGTCATTCGAGTGCGCGGAGATCGCTCCCGACCGCATCCACTTTTACGCGCGGGATGAAAAGTCCAGCGCCGGTCAGTTCCTCCCCAACGGCGAGAAATACGTCTGCTGGGTAAACCCTTATGCGCCGTCGCGCCTGGTCGCCGTCACCGTCCAGGAGGGCAAGATCAAAGTGGCCGCCGTATGCCCGCGCTACGACCTTGGCAACAGGACCGAGCCGCACACCATCGAGCGCCTTCTGGGCGACCAGAGCGCCTTCCAGGCCGCCGCCAGGACGAGGATGAACCTCCGCCACCCCGAACAGGCCGCCGAGAAAAAGGACATGCTCGAAAACAACCGCGCCCTGCTCAGTGATCCACGTGGAACAAAAGCCGACCCGGCCACGGCCGCTCCCGGCCCCGATTGCACTCAGGAACTCCTCGAGCGGGAAACGGCGCTCAAACCCTCCGACGAAACCTGGTAGTCCCTCAATCCTCACCTCTAAACCCTCAACCCGATATGACCCCTCCACCCAACGCCAACCCACCTGAACCAACTATGCCAGCCAATAGCCCGCCCGGAAAATGGGCGCTGTCCGATTCGGACCGCGCCATCCTGTTGAGGCTCAAAGCCGAAATTGAAAAAGAAGCGAGCGCCGCCGAGTTCGCCCGCCTCTACCTGCCGTTTGGACAGAGCAAGCTCAGCAAGATGCTCAACGCCATCGAGCCGGACCCCAAGGACAACTATCTCCAGCAAGTCTCCGCCGAGACCTGGCGGGCCGAGATGGAACGGATCGCCGGCATCCTGGAGGACCTGCCGCGCCAGCGTGAACTCCAAGAGCGCCTCAACAGCCAGGTCATCATCGAGCTCTCCCAGTTCCGGGCCGTGCGCGTCGCCGTGGAAGAGTGCCGCGCCAAGGAATCCCCCGAGCGCCTCGTGAAATATCTGGCGCCGACCGGGGGCGGCAAAACAATGTTATGCAACTATTTGGCCAAGACCTGCGGGGCCAAGCCTGTAGAGGCCCGCGAATCCTGGCGGGCGGCGTGCGCCACCGAGCGGCGCCGCTCCTATTCCACCGCCCTCCGGGACATCGCCAGCGCGCTCAGCTTCAGGACCAACGGCGAGACCAGCCCCATCCTCCTCGAGAACCTGCTGATCAAAGGGCTGAGCAAGCAGAAGACAATCCTGGCCATTGACGAGGCCGAGTTCTTCGGATTGCAGGCGTTGAACGGGCTCAAGCTTTTGCTCAATCGGACCGGCCTGGTCCTCGTCTTGTGCGCCATCCGCGCGGCCCACGACCGGTGGAACTATTGGTATCCGGTCGAGGCCGAGCAACTGGACCGCCGCACCCACGCCGTCATTCAGCTCACCACCATCGCGCCGGCCGACGCCGCCAAGTTCTTTCCCGCAAATCAGTTCGCGGAGACTGAGCCGGCCGTGCGGGCCATCTCCGAGGCCGCCAGCCACTTCGGCCACTACAGCCTTATCCGCCGCGTGGCCGCCAAGTTGGGCCGCCACGAGCGCGCCGACGTCAAGGAGGTCAAGGAAGCCATCCGCTCAGCCTTGGCCCAAATGAACCGAACCCCGGCGCCGTAACCCCCTGTCTGAGTCCCCCAAAAAAAACAATGAAAACAAACCCTCCAGTAGAAACCACACTCCTCAGCGACACGAAAGCCCACACGAAGCCGGCCTCCGAGCGGCCGGCTCGATTCTGCGAATCCGAAATCATCGTCGCCTTTTCTCTCGACGTTGACCACAAATACAAAATCACCGGCCGGTGCGACGTCAGCCTGGCAGACTCGGAGCGCGCCATCTGCATTGCACAAACTGCCTTCGTCCAATCCCTCCGAAACGCTCCTTGGGGCCGCGGCAAGACCGAGGACGATTACGAACACATCAGCTTCAAGCTCGAAGGGTGGTTCATAGACAACACGCCCGACACCGTCACCACGACCGTCGCCAGCGAGGCGTTGAGCTTCGTCGAGCCGAAGGAAATCGTCCTCACCGGCTTCGACCAGATCTGCGCCGACCTGGTCAAGAAAGTGCAGTCGCACTTCCTCGCCACGCTGGCGGCCCTCAAAATCCCAATCGACTGAATCGCATCTCTCCTATGGCTCCCAAACTTCTAATCAGAGCCGAGGGCGGCCGGATCCATCTTGCCGGCCCGAACGGCCGCCCGATCTGTGGCGGCGGCGCCGGCGGCGCTTCCGCCGGCTGGAACTACGCCATCGGCGAGGTTGATTGCCAGGCGTGCGCCGCGATCGTGGCGCGCCAGGACTTCAAGGCCGCCCCAGACCTCGACATGGCCCGGCCTTGCGTCGTGGACGCCGCTGTTGGGTCAGCCGCGATCCCCCTGTCCGCCTGGGACTCCGTCTCGCTCTCGGCCCCGAAAGACCTGGTCGCGTTCGCGGAACTGACGGCGTCCGAACTCCTGACCCCGCAGCACTGGCGGGATTACCGCCGCTTCATCGGCCAGGTTGAGCTCAGCAATGACCAACAAATCAGGCTGCCCCACCCTGGCCCGTTCGAAATCCCGATGCTGGCCGCAATCCTCGTCAGTTACGATCTCTCGGTCATGGTGAGGCCTGGCGGCAATTGCTTCTCGGTCTCACACGCATTTTCGGCGCAGAAGGCCTCCTTCTTCCTGCCGGTGGACATAGCCGACTCTCTGGACCATCAGCTTGAGCACGCCCGCGCCTTCCTCCGCGGTATCCTCGTCGAGGCCACCATGGACACCGTGGCCAAGATCCAGAAATTCTGCGCGGCCGAGCCCGCGCACGTCCGCGAAAGCATCAACGCTCGCCTCACGACCATGTCGGCCCGACTGATGGGCCGGCTTCCAAAACTGTAACCAAGGAAAAAACAGACATGAAAACACTGACCATTGCCTCGCCCGAGGCCGTGGATGCCGCCGTGGCGGACGTCGTGCGCAAACGCATCGAGCACACCGAATTGACCGCCGGCAAGGACGGGGACGTCGCTCTCATCGAGCAGGCGTTCCAAAAAAAGATTGCGCCGGTCCTCGAAGACATTGGGCGCCTGGAGACGGCCATCCAGGACTATTGCCTCGCCCACCGGGCAGAGCTTTTCCCGGACAAGAAGAGCCGAGAGACTACGTTGGCCGAGTTCGGGTTTGAGATCACGCCGCCGCGCGTGGAGACATCGAGCAAGAAGGTCCGGTGGAAGGACGTGCTGGCCAGACTGCTTCGGTTGGCATGGGGCAAAGCCTATATCCGGGAGCCCGAAGCCCAGGTGGACAAGCAGGCGCTGTTGGCGGACCGGGAAAAGCTCTCCCCCGAACAGTGCATGGCGGCCGGGATCCAGTTCTGCCAAGACGAGCAGTTCTTCATCCGGCCCAAACCTGAAACCGCCAAACTGCAGGAGGGCGCATGAGCGACATGTTCAGCGACACGCAAATGGACGGCCTGTCAAACGAGGACAAGGCCAAAAGGGCGATCGAACACGTGCTTCGCATCATGAATGAGAACCACGAAGTCGGCTACCACCTCGGACTCGGAACGCAGTCCTTCGCCCTGCTCACTGAGGCAGCCGCCGCGTTGTGGGGCGAGCCGGTCGACCAGGTCCGCCACAAACTGGCTCCCCGGAGTGTCGAGCGAGCCGCCACGGAACTCATCCATGAAATCGACGCTTACCTGGCGACCGTGCCGTTCAACGATATAACCGGCTGCCGGGTCAAAGAAATCCTGGCAAATAAGTGGCGGGAAAAGGAGGCAACATGATGCCGCTGATTCGCTATCCCTTATTGCCGAGTCGCCGGGCGCCAAGGCGGTTCTTGCTCCGTCGCGGATTTGCCATTTGCGGTCTGTGTGCCGGCACGTTGCTCTTCGGCGCCGGCATCGGGTGCCTGGCGGCCTGCTGTGACCTGGCCAGGCTAATTCTGCTCATCGCGATCTTGATGTGGTTCGCCTGGGCGCTGTTTCGCGGCCTGCGTTAACCCGTCCAATCCTCAACCCTCAATCCCAATGATCCCCATCGACCTCGTGACTGACGGCAACTGGCCCGTTGCCGCGCTCTGCCCCCAGGCGCTCACCCCGCAACAGCGCGACATCCTTTATTCGCTATTGCCCGCCGAGAGCTTCCGCCATCCGGCTCTCGCCGGCCGCTGGGCGCTCGCCGAGGTGCTGGCTCCACAGGCCTGGGCCAACGAGCAGGCGAAACGGACCCCGATGCTGAAACCCCGCTGTGTGCGGGTTAATTTCCCATGAACCCGACCAAGTTCGACAGCCAAACGCCCCCGAGTCAGAGGCAACATCGGCGCGCGGCTCGCCTCGGCGGCTCCGTTGCCGATTTTGACATGGCCGCCCGCGTGGTCCGGTTTGCCTGCCGTAAGTTCGCGGTGACATCGGAGCAGCTCGAAAAGTACGGCACGACCCGGTCCGTCCGGTTCGCTCAATCGGTCGCGGCCTGGCTTGTGCGCCGCTACACGAGCTACGATCTCAAAACCATTGGCATCCTGTTCAACTTCAGAGCCCGCACCATCGCCGCCTGGCTGGCCAAGCTTGAAGAGGACGTCCAGGCCAGTTGCGCCCTCGGCCGGGAAATGGTCGCCCTCGATTGCGCGTTCCGTGCTTTCGAGGACGGGCTGGGCGGCGATGACAAACCCTTCTGAGCCTATGAGCGTCCGCTACAAAGCCAAGCGCCGGCTCCGCTATTATGTGCGGCGCCAAGTCTGTCAGAAATGCGGAGGCCCCCACGCAATCGCCTGCTTCCTGCCCGAGCCGCCGCGGCTGATCTGGAGCCACGGCAGAGGATCTGAACGGGCCAAGGCCCGCGAGCGCGCGCCAGATGAGGTGCTTTGCCGCAAGCACGCCCAGGAGGCCGGCTACTGCCGTTCCTGCGGTGATTTTTGGGCTGGCATTGAGAGCTTCGATTTTGGCCATCCGGGCCTTTGTGACCACTGCTATGACCAGGTTCGAGCGGACGAGGCCTGGGATGAAGAGCCGGACGATGACTACTACGCCGCCCTAATGGAGCTTTGCCAATGAGGACGCGAACTTCGAACTCGCTTACTGACCCGGCAACACAAGTGTGTCACCTAGGCGCGGTTGATCCCGAGCGAGCCGCTGTCGTCGCGAGGTTGGAGATCTTGGAGGCCTGGATGGCGAAAGGTACTTCGGAGATCTTGCAACTGCGAGAAATGCTCGAGGAGTTGGTAAAACCCTGGCGCAAGGAGTCAGCCAACTGGGACACGGTAGTAGAGTGCGCGAAGGGACTTGTCCGCGAATATTTTCGGCTCTCGCGGGATGATTTGGCGTTGCGATCGAAGGCTGAGCACATCGTGTGGCCGCGGTTCCACGCCATGCGAGTCGCCAGGGACTTCACACCTCTCTCTCTCGATCAAATCGGTCGCCGCTTCCGGTTGGGGGATCGCCTAATGGATCATGGAAACGTGTTGCATGGCCTGCGCGCCCTGAAAGAGCGTGCTGAGGTCTGCGGCCAGACCAGGGCGACCGTGGAACGGCTGGCTGACCGCTTCGCCATGCTAACCGGGCTGAGACAGATCAAGCATTAAGCCCATGACCGCCAAACAACGCATGTCAATCCTCCTGGACCGCTGGCCCCGCGCCTGCCGAGCCCAGGGTTGGGATCCCCAGGACCGCGACCGCCGCCTCCAGGTCATCAGCCAGGCCGTTGGCCGTCAGGTCCTCAGCATGAACGACCTGGACAACACCGGCGACATCGACCACGTCTATGCCCACCTGGGCATGTTCGCCGACAAGGTGGCCCTTACGGTCGAGACGCTCCCAGCCGAGCTGATCACTGTCACGGCCGGCCGCGACCATCAACGGCGGCCTAACCGGATCCTTACCGCGGACACTCCAGGCTTCCGGCGCCGCCTCCTCTGGCGCATCCGCAAACACGCTGAGCCGCTCGGCGGCGATGCCTATGTCCTCGCCCTTCCCCAGTGCGCCCATATTTGCGCCGGGCTCAGCGCTCTGGACGATCTTCCCACCGAGAGTCTGCACCAGCTCATGATGACGCTGAACGTGCGCCGCCGCGCCAGGGCCGCCAAACCCACGGAACCGGCGCCCGACTTGGCCGCGGTCAGCGAGAATCAACCCTTCTGAGCGCATGAGCAAGAAACCCAAGCTCGATCCCCCCAGTGAAGAATTCGCTGATGTCCTCTGCGACGGCGGCACACCGGCTGCCGAGTGTGAATTCTGCGGGGTTACCCATTACGTCGGCTCCGGTCATTACATGGATGAGGGTGAGCTTGAATGTCTGCAGCAGGCGGCCAAAGCGGAGCCCGAAAAATACCAGGAGAACAACACCAGCGATGCCATCTCCTTCGGTTACATTGATGGGCGCCGATTCGTCTGGGGCTGTCCCTGCAACTCAGTCCGGAAGTATGAGGACTGGATCAACAACCACCGCACCTTGATCCTGCGATACTTCGAGCGTGTGCGTTCTGCCAACGAAATCGAACTCAACAGACTGACGGAGCAACTGCGCGCCGCCACAAGGGAATGACCGGTGAATCTTCTGGACGCAACTGTTACCCTGTTGGACGCGGTTAAGACATTCGCGCCCGATACGGTCGAGATCAAGCGGGCCGCCAGGAGGATGGAGAAGCGCCTGCTTGTGCTACAGGTCCGCGCCGCCAAGTCTTTACGGCGCCGTCGATGGAATGCCTTTTACGAGGCCAGCGCCATGACCGGCGACGTCGTGAGAGTAGAGGGTTGCATCAATCATCACGGGCCTCCCAAGTGCCAGCACTGCGCTTACCAGTTCGACTTTGGATCATTCGTCCGAGAAGCAGACATCTGCGGACGGGCCCACATCAAACAGCTCTACTGCCCCGCCTGCGGTTACCACATGATTGGCCTTTCCCCGCCAGAGGAGGCCGTTGACCCATGACCCTCCCCTCCGATCTCGTCTCCACGATGTATGCCGACTACCAGCGTGGTTGTTCGCTGGCCGGTCTGGCCCGCGCCTATGGACACGACCGCGGATCACTCCGGAAGGTCTTCCAGCGCCGCGGCCTCGCCGTCCGGCCGCCCCTCCCTCCAAATCGCCATCTGCCAAACGGCTGTTGGGCCCCCCACACTCCGGCTACGCCGGCCCAAATCGATGTCATGATTGCCGGCCTAACGCGGATCATGATACCGCCTCAGCTCAAGGTTGAGTGGCGGCATTGGCCGATGAACAAGCGGGCCGAGTTCATTGCCCGCGCACGGCGCAAGCTGAAGCGCGGGAAGGAGCGCCCGCAGGAGCCGTTCTCCAGCAACGTCGAGCCGTTCGACTATACGACGCCCCGTGCCTGGGACATCGCCCGCGCGGCCAATGCCGGCCACGACTCTGGGAGCGCCCCAGTCAAACTCAAGTTGGCCAGCCGGGGAGTGATCTGGCACCGTCGGCTTTTCTTTTGGTCCCCAAAGGGGGACGGCTACTACCCTGGACCTTTCAAGCCCGGCACCGGCCGCCCCGCGCTCCATCACACCATCTGGGTGCAGCACAATGGCCGCCCGGTCCCGGCCGGCTACACCGTGATCTGCGTGGACGGGAATAAAAACAACCTGTCCCCGCGCAACCTCGGCTTGCGGTCCAGGGCCGATTGCGCGCGCCAAAACGCCATGCGCTATCGCGCGGCCAAATCGCGTCGCGCCATCTCGGCCCTCCTGTTAAATCAACAAAACGGTAATCATGACAACCGCAACGCAATCGACTCCCTTCGCACCCGGACTCAGCCCGCTCCTCGCCATTGACGCGGCCGAGCGCCACCGGCTTGGGATCTATGGACCAGGCGAGCCCCTTCCTGTGGCCAGGAACGGCGTCACCGCCGCCTCGCTCGGCAAGGTCCAGTCCATCTGGATGGACATCACGCCAGACCTGGCCAGGCGTTGGATCAAGAATAACTTCCACAACCGCCGGGTCCGCGAAGACGTCGTGAAGGCTTATGCCCGCGACATGCTCCGCGACCAGTGGACGGCCACGCACCAGGGCATTGCCTTTGATGACCGTGACGAACTGATCGACGGCCAGCACCGCCTCTTGGCCATAATCCTCAGTGGGCGCACCGTCCGCATGATGGTGACCTTCGGTCTGCCGAGCGCCATCGATGGCCGGGAAATGACCACGATGGATTGCGTGGATCGTGGCGCGACCAGGTCGGTTGGGGATCAGTTGACCATCCAGCACGGACTGAAGCGCGGCAGTGTCATTGCCTCGCTCTGCATGGGCGTGGCCAATCTCTGTTGCCCTCAGCGCACGCGGCGGCTCTCGGTTGGCCAGACGCTCGAGGTCTATAGGGCCTTCGAGCCAGCGGTGGACTACGCCGTTCTTCACCGGCCGCGAACCATTGGCCTGCGGACGGTCGGCATCCATAGCGCCTTCGCCTTCGCCTTGATGACCGAGAGCAAACCCGGAACCGGTGCTGACTTTTGGGAAAGCCATACTGCCCTGTCGGATCTCTGCGCCAAGATCATGACGGGTGAAGGGATCGAGCCTGGCTCGGCGGCCCGCCAGCTTCGCGACTTCGTGACTTCCGAAGAAGCCAAGCTGTTCACCAGGTCTCTCGACCGTGGTCTTGCCGAGTTGACCCTGCAAGCTCTCTGGTTGGAACTGAACCACGTAAAGGTGCATAAGCTCGAGCTTGGCCAGGACGGCGTTCTTCACTTCCGGTCATTGCAAGCGGACCGTGTCCGGCAGGTTGCGGCCATATTCAGTCTGCTGGAGGACAAACCCGTCCGTCCGGTTAAACAGCCGGCAGAGCAAGAACAACCGCCGCGGCCAACCCTCGATCGCATCATGGCCGCCGTGGAACAGCAATTCCGTATCAGCCGAGTCATTCTAGCCGGTAAGGGCACCGACCCAGATGTCGCCTGGCCCCGCACCGCGTTCGTTAGCCTTGCGCTCTCTTACGGCTTTCCGCCCTGTGCGACCGGCCAGTTCATCCACCGGACCGGCGAGGCCGTCCTCAGCGTCCACATCCCCAGGAAACACATGAGCGCGGCGCAGATCAAGATCCTGGGCGCCCTCAAGGCCAGACTCGGCAACTAACGGTGAACCAGCCCGAACTCCAATTCACCCTCGACCTAGATGACCAGGCCGCCCTGCGCGCCTGGCTCGCGCGACATGGCTGGCAGACGCGCCACGAACTGACCTCCGGACTCAATTGGTCGGAACGCAAAGTCCGGCTTATCGCCGAATCCCTCGGCGCCGACGTCGTTCGCGGCCAAGCCGGCTACCACCTAACCGACACACTCACGCGCGATGACCTCCCGGCCGCCACCCAGGCCCGTGACGCCGCGCTTAGCCAGGGTAAGCGCATGATCCGTTACGCCCTCGCACTCGGTCGCCGCCTCCACGCGCTCATCAAATGACCTTTATGCCCGACTTCATCGCCGCCGATGGCTCCTGCTGGGAGGCCAAGCCCTTGCCCTTGCCCGATGAGCCACCGAACCCGCCACCCTCGCCCGAGGTAGAAGACCCGCCTGCCGATGAAACCAGACCAGCCAACTGACCGCCCGCGCCAGGACACACCCGAGGACCTGGTCAACCGCCTCCTCGACTTTGTCCGCCACCACTTCTACGGCGATGCGACGGCAAAGAAGTGGGCCCAGGATTCCAACTTCATCCGCCGCTACGTGATTCTCTGGCCGGCCCGCTTCATCAACAGCCATGGTTTCACCCTCCCTGCCGCGCGCTACCAGGCCATCATGCTCGAGGTCCTAATGGACGTGGTCCGCAAGGGGAATACGGCCACCGTGAAATACTGGCCCGGCTACCTCACGCATTGTGTCCAGGAACACTGGCACCACCACTGGGAAGAATACTATGGCGAGGCCAAGAGTATGCGCGCCAAGGTCGAGGCCCTCCTGCTCCGCTGTAAGCCCGTTCCACGCGAAGACCAAACCGTCGAGGCCCTCGCCCTGGCCCACCAGGTCCTCACCGCCAAGCGCCGCAAGGGGCAACAGCCCGCCGCCCGTTCACCCCAGAAACAGCTTCCCCTCTTTGGCCTATGAACCTCGTTTCAATACACTTTCAGACGCTCGGAATTTGCCCTGCAAAGCCCCTGAAACTGTGTCGATCCTCTGCGAACGGCCGGACGTCCCACCAAAACTGTATCAGACCGCCCTTCCAGCCCGCTCCCCCTCGTAAGTGCCTGCCAGACGCGCTATTGCGCGCTATTCGCCCCTAAAACGAACTGCATTGGCCCGCGCGCGAGACTCTTCTACAGACGGACGACCCAT